TACTTCACACACTCAACTCAAGAACTTAACTTGGTCATTCAATCTTTAGAGCACAAGATCAGAGACATGACTGAGTTGCTTAACAAAATGGTAGCTCAAGCACAAGCTCAAGCACCAAAACCTCCTGTACAATCTGAGGAAACTCCTCAGTAAAGGTGAATCATGCCATCCCTAGCAGACATTTATAGCACTATTGACAGTTATAAGCGAAAGCTAGGGGATGTTGTTGGTAATCCAATAGGAAGTTTGCAACAGGCTTATGGTAATGCTAATGATAAAGCTAGGGATTTTAATGATCTAACTTATCAAGCATCCCAAGAAAAAGGGTATGGGCCTAAAAACCAAGAACTTGCAAGACAATTGGCTGAAGCTTATAGCCCTGCAGGAATGACTGTGTGGCATGGCTCACCATTTAAGTTTAAAGCATTTGACCCAATAAAGATTGGAACTGGTGAAGGTGCTCAAGCCTTTGGTCATGGACTTTATGTGGCTGAGAATCCTAAAGTTGCTAAACAATATGCTAAAAATGTAAAAGATATGGATTCAATTCAATCTTACAATTTAAGGTTGAAGCAATTGTCAAAAAAAATGGATGAAGATTCTGTTTATCCCGGTGCTTATAGGCAATTTAAATCTGATTTAGGAAAAAAAGCAGCAGAAGAATATGATGCTGTGATGGAAATGAGAGATCAGAAAGCAACTGACCCGGGCAATATGTACAAAATTGACTTGCCTGATGAACACATTAACAAAATGCTTGATTGGGATAAAACCCTTATCAATCAACCTAAAAAAGTACAAGAAGCAATTAAAGACATTCCACATGAGCAAACAGGGTTTACTTATGGTGACATTATTGATAGTATCAAAGCAGCTCCACATTTAAACAATCCTGATGATTACCCTTGGGCACATCCAACTGGGCAAGAAATTTACAAAAACTTAGGTCAATCCATGATGGTTGGCAACAAAGCTAAAGGTCAAGTTGAAGCATCAAAGGCTTTAAGTGATTTGGGAATACCCGGCATTAAATACTTAGACGAACAAAGCAGAGATGCAGGTGAAGGTACTAGGAACTTTGTAATATTCCCCGGACACGAAGACAAACTAAACATCCAAGATATGAATGGAAACCCACTTCAATGACTGAAACTTTAAAGCCCTTTGGTAGACCAACTCTCTATGACCCTGCATATTGCGATCAGGTCAGGGAATTGGGCGCATTGGGCAAAAGTATAGAACAAATTAGTTACAAATTGGGTGTTTCTTTAAGAGTAATTTACGACTGGAAAGACAAGTACCCAGACTTTCTGCATGCCTTGGATGATGCTAAGATAGCTGAACAGAATTGGTGGGAAGAACAAGGCCAGTTGTATATGCTTGAGCACAAGGATGGAGCAAAGCTGAATGCTAGTATTTGGTCAAGAAGCATGGCAGCAAGGTTTCCCAAGAAGTACAGGGACAATAGCAAGGTAGAGTTAACAGGAGAAGGTGGAACACCACTTATCCCAAGTATTCAGGTGACGTTTGTCAAGCCTAACGAAGTTGGTGAAAAGGATTAGCACCTTGGATGGGTTTCATAGAAGTGTTGTCCTGTCCAACCCTGCTTTATGGGAGCACCAACTGTGAATTTGCAAGAAGCCATTAACAAGGTTGAGTTTCCTGAGAAGCTGGAATGCCTGTTTAAGCCATCAAGGTATAAAGTGCTCTGGGGTGGTCGAGGTGGAGCAAAGTCTTGGGGCATAGCAAGGGCTTTGCTGATTCAGGGTGCTATCAAGCCTTTACGCATTCTCTGTGCTCGTGAGTTTCAAACCTCAATCAAGGATTCAGTTCACAAGCTCCTGAGTGACCAGATTGCGTCTATGGAGCTAACTGAGTTCTATGAGATTACTGACAGAACGATTAGGGGTAAGAATGGTTCAGAATTCAATTTTGTTGGCCTAAAGAACAACGTAGCTAACGTTAAGTCTTATGAGGGTGTAGACATTTGTTGGGTCGAAGAAGGCCAAAGCGTGTCTGCTAGGTCATGGGATGTGTTGATTCCTACGATCAGAAAAGAACAATCAGAAATTTGGGTAAGTTTTAACCCAGAGCTGGAATCTGACAATACTTACCAGCGTTTCATCATTCATAGCCCAAGTGATGCCCAAGTCATTAAGATTAACTGGTCAGACAATCCTTGGTTTCCTGAGACGTTAAGATTAGAGAAGGATGCCCTTAAAGCTCGTGATCCAGAGGCCTATGCAACAGTTTGGGAAGGTGTTTGTAGGCAAACTGTAGATGGTGCTATCTTTGCTAAAGAGCTGCAGATGGCTGAATTGCAAGGCAGGATTGCCAAGGTTAACTATGACCCTGTTAAGCCAGTTCATGCAGTCTTTGACCTTGGTTGGTCAGATGCAACTGCAATATGGTTTGTCCAGTTCATTGGCATGGAGACAAGGCTAATCAGATACCATGAAACTAGCCAAGAAACAATTTCAGCGATCATGGCTAAGTTGCAGACCTTTGGCTACATGATAGATACATTGTGGTTGCCACACGATGCCCAAAACAGGACGTTAGCATCAAATGGCAAGAGCATCGAAGAAATAGTGCGTTCTTTAGGATTTAAGACTAGAATATTGGAAAGAGTGCCAATTGTTGACTCTATTAACGCTGCAAGGACAATCTTTCCTAATTGCTATTTTGATCGCACTAACTGTGAAGAAGGGCTACAAGCCTTGAGGCATTACAGATATGAGGTCGATCCTGATACCAAAGCATTTAGTAAGACTCCATTGCATGACCAATACAGTCATGGTGCTGATGCCTTTAGGTACATTGGCTTAATGGTCAATGAGCCTAAAAAGGTAGTTAAGAAGGCAGTATATCAACCCTCAGTCAATTGGATGGGCTAAAAATGGACGATCTTGAATCAAATGGTCTAATCGAAGAAGCACAGGAGTTCTTGCATCTGTGTACTACAGCAGACATGATGAATCGTCAGGAAGCCCTAGAAGACCTTAGATTTAGTGCTGGTGACCAATGGCCTGTTGAGATTCAAAACAGTCGTACGCTTGAATCTAGGCCTTGCCTGACCATCAATAAGATAGATGCCTATGTTCGCCAAGTCGTGAACAACATCAGGCAGCAAAGACCTAGAATCAAAGTCCATGCTGTAAACAATAATCAAGACATTAAGATGGCTGACATTGTGCAAGGCATGATTAGGCACATTGAAGTTAACTCAGATGCTGACCAAGCCTATGACACAGCAGTAGACTTTCAGGTCAGGATGGGATGGGGTTTTATCAGGGTTACGCACGATTATGTAAGCCCTGATAGCTTTGACCAAGAAATCTTCATCAAGCCCATCATTAATCCATTTACAGTCTATTTTGACCCTAATTCAGTAGCTCCTGATGGCTCTGATGCTGAAAGGGTATTGATTTCTGAGGTGTTAAGCAAAGAAACATTCAGAAAGATGTACCCTGATGCTGACGATGGTGCTCAGTTTAACCTTAGAGGAACTGGTGACACTAATGCAGAATGGGTGACCAAGGAAGATATTCGCATTGCTGAATACTTTTATACAGTACAAAAGAAAACCAAGCTATTGATGCTTGCTGATGGCACTAAAGTTTATAAAGAGGACTTCAAAGGCAACGCAGAAGACATTATTGACCAACGTGATACCATCAAAAAAGAGATCAGATGGGCTAAAGTCACAGGTATGCAGGTGCTTGAAGAAGGTGTTTGGGCAGGTAAATACATTCCCATTGTGCCTGTTTATGGTCAGCAATTGATTGTTGAGAACAAGCGTAAGAAGTTTGGCATGGTCAGGCAAGCCAAAGACCCACAAAGGATGTACAACTTTTGGCAGACTAGCTTAACTGAATCTATTGCCCTAGCACCCAAGCCTAAGTGGTTGATTGCTGAAGGCCAAGACGAGGGCCATGAGACTGAATGGGCACAAGCTAACATCAAGAGTGCTGCAGTTCTGCGTTACAAGCAAAAAGACATTGAGGGAATGCCAGCTCCTGTTCCTACTCGCATACAGCCAGAAGCTCCTCCTGCTGGAATTATGACTGCATCTGCACAAGTATCCCAAGATATGCAAGCAGTTATTGGCATTGTTGATCCTAACCAGTTACCAAGTGGCAATATCTCTGGTAAAGCCTTAAATGGTCAGCAACAACAGGTTGACATTAGTAATTTCCACTTTTACGACAATTTGACTCGTTCACAACGTCAGATTGGTAAGATTTGCTTAGATTTAATACCCAAAATATACGATGCCCAACGCACCATGAGGATTATTGGGGAAGATGGCAAGCCTGATTTGGTTGAAATTAACACCTATGGGGTAGATGAAGAAGGTGTTTACAGGGTGCTGAATGACACAACCATTGGTG